CACCCTTTTTCATTGTAATATCTTTTGCCATTATGCACTCCCTCTTGTAAATTCATACATTACCCTCGCTGTTATTCGTACACCACCATAAGGATATATTGTACCCTCGTCTGTTGATGCGTCAATAATCTGGGTATCTATAGCATTACCATTTCTAGTTATATCATTATCCAAGGTTTCTTCAACCACTTCTATTATTTGGTTGCGAACTGTGTCGATGTTGGAGTCTGTACCCTTGCCAAAAGCCACAATCAGAAAATCTATTGTTCCTCTATATATACCTGCACCTGTGTCACCTATGCTTGCCACTTCCCTTGTTTCGTCACCAGACTGAACGAATAAAGCAGGAAATTGTGCGTCACTTAGTTCTTCAACCTCAAAGGGTTCTCGTGTAATCTTTTTGAACTCAATAGGACTTGTCACCGCATCAAGCTTTGTAATTATATCACCTGCTATGTTTTCTCTTTTGCTCATAACCGCATTTCTTTGAAATAAAAACTAGCAAACTCTGCTTTTAGCTTATCTTCTTCTTTATTGCCTATTGCAAAGAATGGTCTTGTTATTTTTCTTTTACCTACCCCGAATGTGTCGTGAAAACTAGCAATCTTTGCTCTTTCCATGTTTGAGAAGAATAAAGTGCTTTTTGTACCCATTGTTTTGAAATCTAAACTACGAAACATCTTACCAGTATCGGTAAGGTCTACAAACCCTGTTTGTCTACCCCTCTTTTTTCTGCTTCTGACTGTGCCTTTAGCGTATGCCCTCATTTGACCCCCATCTGGTAGCTTACCCGACTGTGTACGCTTTGTAATCATCAGCATCGCCATATTAGACACCCTGTTCAATGATTTCTGTATGACCGCCTTTTGTTTTCTTGTAATTCTTTTTAAAAGTCTTGTGACCTCTATAGAATTAACGTCAACTTTTAAATCTACTGCCATTAGCGAACTAATCTTAGATGATGAATAGGTTCTTTCTCGCTATCGCTTACTGTACCCCCTCCATCTTCATCATATTCAACCCCATCCCTTAGAATAGCTTGGAATTCTTCTTCATATCTATCTCTGTAGAAATCTATCTGCACTTGGAAAGCGTCTTTTCCTTCCCCTGTGTCTGGGTCACGCCATTTGGTCAAAATAGGATAGACATACTTCCATAAACACAAATAAACAACTGATTGTGTCCATTGTGAGTCCGTGAGTTTGGAACTATCCATTTCTACTGACGTTATTTTAGTAATGTCCTTATAGCGTACTGTGTGCCTGTATCTTTCCCACCATTCTTCTCTGACACGCCTAATTACATCATTTTCAGCAAATTGAAGTTGGTCTTCAAAAGTTGTTATACCAAAACCTAGAATATCTGGCTGTATTTTCTGTAGGCTAGTATTCGCAACATTAAATTCATTTGTAGCCATTAGTCAGCCTTTTTTGTTTCGGTTTTCTTAGGCTTTGGTGCTTCTTCCATTACTGGCTTTGGTTCTACTTTTGGTTGTGCTTTTGGCTTACCATCGTCTAGCTTCCAACCTCGTAAATGCCAAATGTTTTGATTGTTTTCGTAATCTACTTTGCGTCTTTCAATTACCCTATCGCCTTTAACAAGCTTTACCATTTCCATTGTAATAATCCCTTAAAAAAAAGGGGGTAGTTTCCCACCCCCATAGTTTTTATGTAGCTAGTGTGTCTGCTGTTAATTTAACACCATAGGTATCATGTATTTCGCTTACTCCATAAACTGCGGTTGCAACAATTTCATCCGCTCTTAATGAAGCATCTCTTTGTGTTTCTAGCTTTAGGTCTTGCATCATCGCTAACGCTAAAGCATCTTGAGAGAATACACCACCGATAGAATCATCTGAACCATCGACAGAAATATTGGAAGATTCAAAGATTTGAACCCCTGCAATAGTTCCTACAAAACCAGTTCGCATGGCTTCGTTTGATAGTTCGGTATCTCTACCCACAAATGTGTTGGTCAAAGACTTCTTGACGTTGAATATTTGCTTTGGGTGGAAGACTCCGTAATATGGTGCAGGTGCGTTTGCTGTTCTTAGCTCTGCACTTGCTTCAAAGATATCTTGCACTGTGAGTTCTTGACCCGCTCCACCTGCTTTCTCTGTTGAAAAGCCTGTGAATAACGCTGATAGGTCTGCATCAACTTTTCTTGCGATAGCTTCACCGAATAATCTACCGATATCCCCTGCAACATTTCGTGATGCTGAGTTTCTTGCTAAGTCGGTCAATGTGGTCATTACACCTACTTCACTAGCTGTTATAGTCACAGAAGTTGGGTTAACGGCTGTATTTGATAGGTCAGTTGCTTCGTTTACCGCTGACGCTGATACTGTTGCATAGATTGGTACTTCAACAGACTTACCGCCACCTGCAATAGTGTAGTTTCTGACTAGGTTTCTCATTATTGACTGTTCGCTTGCCACAAACAATGCTTCGGCTACGATTTCGGTATAGAGTTCCGAAATGGTACTACTGGTTGTTTCATTTGCCATTTTTTACTCCTTTAAATAAAACAAATTAAGGGTTTGAGTTAATCACATAGGGTTTAGAATTTCGTTGCTTTCGATATTCAGCATACTTCTTTCTGTCCTCTGGATTGTTCATGTTTAATTCACTCAGATTTAAAGGCTTATTGAGTTCTTGCCTATCCACATTTGACACTGTGCCAGAACCACTTGGGGTTGCACTGACAAAGTGAGGGTTTTGTGTAAGAAACTCTTGAACCAATTCGTCTGTGGTCAAAAGTTCACCCGATTTACTATAACGTGCTATTCCGTTTTTATCAAGAATTTCCACGTTACCACTTTCATTAAGTTGAATATTTGTTTTTAACAACTCAACTACTTGGTCTGGATTAATGGCTTTATTCCTAGATGCTGAAGATAATAACGACTTGTTTATCTTGATATCTCTTAGCTGACTCTCAAGGTTTTCTTTTTCTTTGTTGAACTCTTGCGTTCTGGTTTTTAGTATTTCTTCAAACTCACCTTTCTGAATACGTTGTTTTTCTTCCGCATCTTTCTGTGATTTTACAGCTTGTTTGATGGTATCAAAGTCCTCAACACCAAGCTTTTTGTACCAAATACCTCTTTCTTTGCCTAATCGCTTTCTAACGATTTCATTCATTTCGTCCTCTGTGAACATTACCTCGCTAGATGTTTCCTCTACTTTTGGTGTTTCTTCTTCAGTGCTTTCAGTTGTTTGTTCTACTTGGTTTTCTTCAGCCATTTATAACTCCTATATATCCCAATCGGGGTTAGTTGGAATCCAAGTATGTCGACAACGATAACCGCCACGAACTATGAATGGGTCACCTGTAGACTTGCCTTGCCACCCTTGATTATTCCAAATATCCCTAATTTCATTTTCGGTTAATGTCTTATTTAACATATCTCTGCAAAAAGGTCTACTATCTCTCACAAGTGTGCCTGTATATCTGTAATGGGTCAACCCTGCTTCTTTGGCTTTCGCTACTGTAAACTGTCCATGAAACTGCATTACTGAATCATGAGCAATCTGACTTGCGTAACGTCTTAGGTTATTACCTGCCCTGTCACTTGCGTATTGGGTGTGTAGTTTTCTAACCGCTTCTTCCACTTGTAGTTTCTTTGCACTATCAAACTTATTTTCGTTTATAAAGTCTACCAGTTCATTTATTTCTGCGGTGTTTGACCTTTTGTAAACTCCGTTTATGTGTGACCTTATATTTGTAACCATATCGTCAAATGGTCTACCTGCTATAGTGCTTTGGTATACTTCATCATTTATTACTTTTAGAAATCTTTCGGCTATATCTTCAAACCCACTAAAGGATTGTGTTTTGAGAGCATTCAAGGTTGTAAGGTCTACTTCTGTTAGGCTTTTAAACTTTTTAGGTATAGGCATTTCACCAAACGTATCCAAGACCTCTTTTGCAATCTTGTTATATTCTTCATTAATTATGGTATCCGCTTCATCTAGGAATGTGGTTTCCACAAGGTTTCTAATTGCAGGTTGTAGTTGTATAGCTAGTCTTTGTGAAACAAGCTTACCACCTGTGGCTCTTGTAACTTCTTTTATTACGTCTTCTTCTAACCTGTAAAGTACATCAATAATACGCTGTTCGTGTTGGTCAGCTAATTTATCTAATATCTTTGACATTATAGGGGGAAGTCTTTTTTCCAAGCTTTGATAGACCAGAAAGCAGGTGATAAAGATTTCTGACCTTTTACTTCCTTTAAAACACCACCCATTCTAGCTAAGAATGACCTTTGCCTTGCAGGTATGCTTTTCTTTATAGACATCCCCCTAGCACCAAATGTAACTTTATTTATCTTACCAGTAGATTTGTTTTTTACATAGACACCAAACTTTTTTCTTTTAGATTCCGCAGTTGATAATCTAAATGGTTTGTTTAGCTTTACTTCTTTACCCCTGTATTTTGCCATGCTAAGTCCTTGATTTTATTGCCTTTTTGCCTGGGATTGTAGCTATTTCTTTTTTCTCTTTGATGCTCTTTTGATAATATCTTTGTCAAATGTACCAGAACGACCCCTGCTTATTAGCTTGTTGACTCTAGCCATTGCCCAAGCGTTCATAGGTATTCTAGGTCTTGACCCTGCGGAAAGAAAAGCACCTTGACCCCTACGAAAACTAGCTTTCAAATCTGTTAAATTAAATAATTTTGATTTCTTTGCTTTTGCTCTTAGCGTTGCAAGTGTTTTTGCTGATAAGGGTCTTCTTCTTACTGCCATTATGTCCTGTTCCTTCTTCTAAGTAATGAACGTGGTATTCTTGCACCTGCTTTGTATAAAGCACTTACTTGTTTCAATAAACTTGCCCTTGCACTTCTTTTCGCACCTTTTAGACCAGATAGATATTTTTTAGGAATTCCAGTTCTTTTGTCTTTCGGAACTAGCCTACGTTTACGCTTCTTCTTCAACTGTCTGTCCTTCTACTTCTGTTGTTTGAAACTGCCCTCTTACGGCTCTGGTGCTGTCTATTTCTTCATTTATAGATTTTATCATTTCGCTATCGTCAATGACCGCCTGTGCTATCTGCTTATCTAGTTCCTTGTTGAATGTTTCGGATTTGATACCACTAGCTTTAGCCATCTGTAGAAATTGCAAATCATTCGCCCAATCTCTTATATCAAAAGTATCTGGATAGTTTACCGAACCATCAAACTGCTTATCTTGCCACATAGCAAACAAACCCCAAATCTGTTCTTCTGCGTTCTCAAGATAATCGGCTTTTTCTGACAATCGTGCGTTTAGTAGCTGAAATTCTGTTTGTAGAGCAATCCCACTAGCTATTTGTGTACCTGTTGCCCTTACACTACCCATGTGCGTAATCCTATCAATAGCGTCTACTTTGTTTTGAATACACCGCATAATGCCCTCTAAGTTCTGACCGCTAGGCTGTATGATGTAAGGCTTTAGATTAGCTTCTAGGTCTTCTGGTATCTCTATAATAGACCCTGCACCTGCACTAGCTTCTACATTCGGTGTTTTTACAAGGCTTGGGTGGTTTGCTAATCTGATAAGCTGTTCTTTTTCAGAATAGTCGTTGTAAATAGATTGTTGTAGAAATGCAACATCTGCTAAATCACTAATACCTATGGGTCTTTTAGCACCCCTTAGATTATAGACATTCACAGCAGGGATTTTTCCTATTGGGTTTGGTACTTCTTCAATTAGTCTAGATTCGCCTTTTGAATATTCTTTTGAATACTCCTCAACCTCGTAAGTTGCTATCGTTTCTTCTGTAAATACTTTAATTATTGCTCTATCTGCGTTTATATCCTCTACAACCATCAACATATCTAAATAGAACCTGCCACTAGCTGACCGCCTGTAATTCCAGTTCACAACATTTTCTGGCGTGTAAATACTTATATAAGGTCTAATGTCCTGTGCTAATTCTTCTGCTCTGGTGTTGGCGTTTGACTGTGGCTTATCAACTATCACCCAACAATTACCATAAATACTAGCGTTCATTTGTACTTCACGCATGACAGTATTGAATGAACGACCATCTAAGTCAGCGTCCATAAGGAAAGACGTTAGCTGTTCATCGCCATCTAATGACCCATAATTTCTTGTTGGTGGAACTCTCCATAAAAAGCTTGTGTATATCTGAACAACATTTTTACAATGGTTATCTACTGGTGTGTGTCTTATTCTTGCGTCATATTCTTCTGGTGACTCTAAAACATAGCGGTGTAGGTAATAGCCGTTTTTATAATCGTTTCCACCAAGATAACTACGAATATAGAACTCCCAATTTGCTATGTTTGCATGCCATAAGTCGTGTTTACTTGTAAGTGTT